CTTCATACAGCAATATCACGCCAGTATTTATCAATGAATTGATTTAATTCTGGCAAATATTCTTTCTTGTCTTTCACAAATACCTGAGGCACTTCTTCTTCGGTTGCAATCGCAACCACAATTCTATTGATTGGTCGGTTTGTAATCTCTCCAAACATCTCAGCATATGCTGAACATTGCATAAAGTAATTACGAATGTTTTCTTCTTTCTTTTCCTTTGTGGAAGATTTGAAGTCAATTACTGCTAATTCATAATCCCATTCTGCAATCAAGTCAACACGACCTGCCAATCTCAAATTGTTACTATACAATGCCTGTTCAAGGCAATATACATTACCAACATGTTCATCTAACAATGGTCGTAATTGACCGAACATCATTTTATCCAAAGGCATCAATGAATGTCTTTTCACCTCGGTTAATTCACCAAGAATATATTTCTCACACAAGGTATGCAATTGCGTACCACGGCGTGAAGCACGACCAGAAATTTTATTTGCCTCTTCATTACCAACACGCTGACGCCATTCGTAAATGGCCTTCTTATTGTAAGAGGACAAAACAGTAGTAACAGAAGGATACTTTTGTCCTTCTGGTGTTACATATCGCCTGCCTTCTTCTGTTGTCTCTGCTTTTAGGTCAAAATCTAATTCAGGTATTTTTATAAAGTTAAATGTCATGCAGTCTTTGCTTTTTTGCGGTATTTCTCAACAATGTCACGAGCTTTCACTTGTGCATTTGTCTTGTTACCATATTCACGGCCAATTTTACTATCTGGATGAGCCTCACCAACTTTTGCTAAGACTTCCTTAAATCCATCTGGCACTTTCTGATAAGAACCAGAACCACTAATCAAAGCGGGTGCAGATAGAACAGGTCGAATTTGTGGATTATCTTTTAGAAATTCCTCACGCTCAGCAATCTTCATAACAACTTCAAATTCTTCGTTTGTCTCTGTATCAATAAAATTATACGTTGGCAATGTACCACTCCGGTGTTGTTCGTTTTTTCCAATTCGCCAAATGCGTCTTGTTGTTTATATAGTAGTTACGATAGGACTTGATGGAATCACCAGCAATTTTCACTTCGTCAGGCATCGCAGGAGTTGGTTCAGTAAAAGGACCAATAGGTATTTTAACTGGTGTTGTTTGCAAACGATTTACTAAACCATCTCTTTCACACTTATGAATTTTACCATAACGATAGGTATATTCTTTACACAATGCATCAAGCATGGTATACAACCAATAATAATTCATTGCTGATTGTCTTACCCAAACTGCTGACGGATGATGAATATGAGTAGCTTTATACAATGTATAATCACGACTATCTGCTAAAGTCCAGAATTTCTTTTTTCTTCCTGAAGCAGAAAGACCACTAAGCTCTACACCATCAAGAACACGATGAGCAGTAGAAAGAAGTTGAGCATATTCAAGTATCATTTTGACCACGTGCTTATCATTATGCATTTCAGCACATTTTTTCACATCATGGTCAAGATAAAAAATATTCATATTACTTGTTGTTTGTATTTACAGTTGGTGTAACAACACCATTGATAACCAAAGTTTGTCCTTTGAAGTTAGCAATTGCATTTGGCAAGTTACGCATAGCGTCTGCTTCAGCTTCTGCCTTTAGCAATGGAATTGCCATTGGATTTGCCTGCATTGATTCATTGCGTTTCTTAGCAGTAGCAACTTTAACTTCTTCGGTTTTGTATTCGTTCTTTGCTTTCACTAATTCATTGGCAGATGCCACAACAGAATCAGCGGGAACAATATTACGAACTAGAACTTGACCAATGACGATAGTACCGTCTAGTTTTTCTTCTGCAAGAGTGCGGATAATCTGTTCTTTAATTTCAGTTTCCATTGCTTGACGATTATCAGCCATGTCCAATGCTTCATACTTACGAGCAGACTTGTAAATCGCATTACGAGCAGCATTGAAGATGTAGTTGTACATCAGGTAAACATCGCCATTATGATTAGCATGGAAACTTTTGTTCTTCGCATTGTAAATCTCAGCGACTTGTGCTTGATTGATGTTATATGTTACCAATGCATCAAAATCTTTCATTGTACTATTATCTTTAGCCAATGGTGTCATGTCTTCAACTTTTACAGAAATTTCTTTGATTGGGAAGGTAATAACACCACCAATGATTGTCTGATTAAAAGAACCAGGAAGCAATTCACCTGTACTAACTTGTTTATCAAAACCAACACGCAAACCAACCTCACCAGTTTCAATACGAGTACAACCAGTAGCAAGAACTGCTGCGGCCAAAATAGAGAGAGTCAAAACATTTTTCATAATTAATCCTTAAAACAAAATAACAATAACAACCATAACACCAACTGCCAATATGGAACATAACAGACTAAACAAAAGAGTCTTTGTTAAATCCCACTTATCTTTTCCATTCATTTTTCTTAATGCTGGAATTGCAAAATAAAAACCAGCAAACAGAATAGCAAAGACTAACCATAAACGAATCATGATAATTCCCTATCAGTCATTTGTTTTTTCTTCTTCATGCCGCCTTTGTGTTTCTTTTCTTCTTTTTCTTCAACGTCATGTTTCACAACTTCCCACAACTCATCAAATTCACTTCGCAAATTTTGAGTAATATCATTCAATGAACCTTCAATATACCACAATGCATTACGAATATCTTCTGAGCTGCTTTCTTCTGCACCAGATGCCATCACACTAAACAAAGACCGCATTGAGTCAAGGCGGATAAGTTGTGTTTCCAAATTATTCAATTCTGTCCAGTATTTCATCACCAATCTCCGTTATCAATCCAAACTCTAACAGTTAAAAACAAAAACCCAACAGCATGGGTATTTGTCGACCAAACTTCTTCTGTTGCCTCATTACGATACCATGGCAAAATCTTCCAATGCAATGGATTCAAGGAGAGTATAACAGAAAGACCACTATATTTGAGGTAATTATACATTTTCATCTTCAAAAATTTGAGACCATTGCATCAACTTTTTTCGTTTGTTACCTGATGCATTTAACAATTCACTTCGGTCAACTAGACCAGATTCAACAATTAATTCAATCATACAATGCAAGTCACCAAGTTCCTCGGTCAATCGTTCTCGGTTGGTTCGTTCATTGTGTGAACCATCAAGACCAAATCGAAAAACTTTTGAAATTGCCTGTGTCACTTCTGCACATTCTTCCTGTGCAATTAACATAATTTCTTTTTGTGATTTATTCATTTCAATCCAAGGTTATAAGGGGCACTCTGTCTATCTCACGATAGTCGCTGTTGTTTAAGAATGAGCGGACTCTGCCATATGAGACTGACTGCTGATTAGATAACCAGACTAACTGCTCCAAAGAGTCTCGCAACTCCCCCATTATAAAAATTATTCGGTAACTTCTGTTACTTCAAGTTCATCAGCAACAACTTCTGCTTCTACTTCTGCAACAACTGGTGTTGCATTGAGGTCAGCCAGTTTATTAATTCTGGTGATTTTAGTTGCTTGACCAGGTGTAAAACCTGCTTTATTAATACCTGTAGTATTCATGTATTTTTTAATTTCATCAGGATTCATAATCTGATAAGCAACAGCCTTACGACCTTCTTTGATTACTTTAATCACGCCATTGGCATTGACCTTGATGTGCCACATATAAGTGGACAAACGATACATATGGATTTCTTTGCCAAGAGTAGCATCAATCTCCTCAATCGTTATTGGTTTGCCCGAAACCATAACAGTCAAAAGTTTTTGAAACGGGGCAACTTTTTCAGATTTTCCACGAGCCATAATATAATCTCCAATTCAATTTAAGAACATTCAGTATAACACATATCGGTTGATTTGTCAAGTACTTTTAGCATGTTTACCGATAATACACAGTAAAAGTAACAGCATTTTCTTTTAGGCAACTTGATTGCCTTGTATGGCTGCTGCGAACCATATCTCTTGTGGTATTTCGTGGACCACGATAACGAATCTTCAATGGTCGACCAACGATTTCACGAATCACCTTTATTTTTTCAGGTGTACACTTTGACATTGGAATGCCTTTATACACGGAAGTTTCCCAAGGAGGTGAGCTATAATCTCTCAATGTAGTATCCATATTTTTTTCCTTTAATTACCATACACAGCTTTAGATTCGATATTATCCGATTCTTCTTCTGTAGTCAATATCAAGAATTCACTCCAAGAACCTTCGAAAATCGCTTCGTCAGGATTCTTTACAATCACTTTATTTTCATAAACATGGTATTCATAATCTTGCCAACAATTTTGGCCAGGTTCAACTGGATAAATGTAAAACCCACCAGGCGTTTTCTTAAACCACACAATCATTTGAGCAGCAAGACAACCCATGCCATTTGCAAAAGTAAACAATTCTGGTTTACCTGAAATGCCATTACCAATAGTCAATTCATTCAAAAAGTTGGCCAATTCTTGGCCGTGACCTTCAAGGTAACCGTCAAACTGGCGGTACATACACATGATTGGAGTTTCACCATCATAAACATAAGTCAAAGAACGAGTTCCCATATTAAGCAGCCTTCATAAAAAAAGTAGGAAATTTAACAAAACCAGAGGTATCTTTTTTCGCTTTACCTTTGGCATACAAACCAACAACAACACCTTTTGGATCCAAGAAACGCAAATCAGATTCGTCACCATTAAACACAGGACGACCCATGTAGGTTTCTGGCATCGGTTCGGTTTTCTTCAAACCAAACACAGTAGCAATATTGTAACCTTCTGCGATAGCACGATAAACGTCAGCATCATTACCATCAGCAGCAGAGAATGTCAACGAATAATTAGGAATCATTTTAATTTTACGACCAAGGATTTTGGTGTAGTCATAAAATGTCACTTCGGGAAAAGCGTAGAAAATATTTGTAAATGATTGACCATTGCGAAGCACTTCATATTTTTCAAACGCAAGGTCGGAAGTGCCGTTCATACGAAAAACGGGAATCAAACCTTTTTTAGCGGATTGTTTAATCGCTAATTCAATATCTTTAACCAACAAATTCATAAATGTAATGCGGTCTTCAAAAAATAATTTTGTTTTGCGGATTCGAGCTTGTTGAATTACATTGGTCGATTCACCTTTTTTGAACATACCACCACGACCAGCAAGGTTCAAGCAAGCAGCAGTACAACCAGTGGTTCGTTTAGCACAGGTTTCATAACCAGACAAATTAGCAGGCGCAAGGTGTAGAATGTAAGTCATATAACCTTGGGTCATGCCTTTGAGTACTTTAGGGTTTCCAACTGTAAGTAATTTCATAATCTTCTTGCCTTTTTCAATCTATGGATAGAGTATAACACAACCACGGCAATTGTCAAGCACTTTTTGGCACTTGTTGCAAAAATACAACAGAAACTAAAGTATTACACTTTTTCATCGTCTGGTTCTCTGTTTTCCCATATATCCGAACAATGTTTTTCTGAATATTCAGTTAAATCCAAACAATCTTCCATAAAATGTTTTCTATCTGGATGCTCATATTTTTGGTGAACACCAGGAAGAGGAGCAATTTCTTCTTTTGGTTTTTCTGGTGATTTGTGATTTGCTAAAACAACAACACAAAACAAACCAAGTAAACCAAAAATAATATATTGCCAGAACAATACTAGAACAACACCAACAACTGCGGTAATTAAACCCATAATTATTAGTGTCTCCAATAAAGACTGATTTGAATTTATGAAATCAAGAACCATGATTTTAAATTACCGTTTTTGAACATTATAAATTTCACAGTTAACTAAAACTGGAAGCATTACTGTTCCAAATTCTGTTTTCTGTGGGACATTTTGAACGATTGGACGCATACGAGCATCTATGCAATCCTTAGCAGCCTGAATCACTTCTTGCCTTTGCATGTATTCAATTTCTTTGAAGCCAGCAACTTTTGGCACCGATGGTTTTTCAACAACTTGAGGTTCAACCACCACAGGTTTTGGTGTTTCAACTACCACAGGTTTCGGTGTTTCTGCAACCTTAGTGGTTGAACAACCTGTCACAAAAATAACTGCCGCTAATCCTAAAATACCATATTTCATTTCACATTCTCCTTGATTAAAACTTTCATACTTTCAATTTGTCTATCAGTAAAGTTAGCAAAATTACTAAAGCCAACCGTTGATATAATCACACCTAACACAAAACCAATAATTAAATTCCCCATATTATCTCCGCATATTTGCTTGGTCTCTTGCTTCTTCATCCGTGAAAATGGGAACAGCATTACTTTTATGCAAAGTGCCAATGCCTTTCATTGCGGTTCCTGTATAGACATTACCACGAACAGGTTTTGTACAATCGCCACCAGGAGTTACTTTGCTGGGATAACGCACAGTCTCACGACCTGGCGGTGTAGTCAGTTTAGGAATATTAGTAGGATTGAAAGTCACTTTGCCCATATTCTTTTTTGAAAAATTTGTTTTTTGATTGTTAAGATTATCGAGCCAAGCCTGATACTCAGCAAGTTCCTTTTTGGTCTTGCTTTTCTTCTTAGACTTTTGATAGGTATAGATTAACATACTTCCAACACCTTGGCGGGATAACGAATCGAACCTTCATGTTCCAATTGTGACTTTTCAAATTCGGTCATATAATCATCAGCAACAATATCCCAACCAATAATTTGGCGGCGGAAATAATTGCTATCTTCCTCTATGTCAGCACGAACAGCCAGCACAACAGCGGTGGCGGTTTCAGAATTAATGCGGTTACCCATCGGGACAAAAAAGTCCTCACCACCCTTGAATTTCCAATATTGAGGGCACTCGCCTTCACCGTCCCAATCGTGGGCACCGTAATTTTCTTGGTCTTGGGTGTAAATGTGTAACTTCATAAAATCTCCAATTAAGCGGTTTGTTTTGCGTCCATCATTTCAGACAAAATGAATTTTGCACGGTTCATATATTGGCGAGAATCATTGCTGGCGCCCATTGCAAGCAATTCTTGGCTGTCAGACAAAATGCCCATCACAACCATTTCCAAACCACTCATACGAGCAGTGAAAGAATTCATGTATTGCTCACGAATGTCAGCTTCAGACATACCATAGCATTGTTTTTCAAAAGGTGTCATTTCATTCTCCAGTGATTTTCCAGTATCTAACAACAATTCTTCAATCGACATTTTTTTGTTTCCTTATCAACTCAACAAAGTCCATTATACACGAATTGGCAAGAATGTCAACAACTATTTGCCAGCTTGTTGTTTTTCAACAACAGCAGTAATATGTTTACATTTACCACGGAAACTGAAACCAGTACAAGTACAGGTATAGTTGTAATCAGAAAGTTCTACAAAATATTCTTTTGTTTTGCTTTTGACTTTGAAAACTCTAGTATTACTTTTTGCGGGGGTGTTTTTGATAAATTTTTCAAGACCTGGATGCTTGGTCTTTACAAAGGTGCGGTACCTTTTATCAATTTTGATTTGTGTTTTTAATACTTGGACGCTATCATCGCTAGATTTTGCATAAGCGATAATTTTAGTGCCGTCAAGTAAGTAGGTATGATTGGCATTTGAGCCATCAGACCAGATTGTGGTTTCTTTAAGAATTTCTAACATACTGGTAGTGTAACACAGGTAAACCTGCCTGTCAACCAGCATGTTGTTTATTTACAACACTTATCCTTTTAACAATTGTTGTGAGGAATCTTCTCTCATATCTTCCTCGAATTCTGCAATCCGTAATTTACTTAGCTTGGCTTGCAATTCTTCTTTTTTCTCAAAGGATTGTTCAATGTTATTTTCCAATTCTTGGATTTGTTGCTTCAACATTTCTTTGTAACTATTTCCCATATTTTTCTTTCTGCTCGCTTCTTAATAGTCGCCATGTGGTTCTATCATGGTGTTTATTTTTACTCTTAGGCACATCAAAATCATCATCTTCTTTGAACCTCTTTTTCAAAGGTCGCTTTAACTTCTTACCAGCAATCATTTCTGAAAATTAACCTCCACTTCTTTCAAATATAATCGTCAGCAATTCCAAGCTCAATCAATTCATCTGCTGTCAACCAAACATCGGTTGCGTTCAACAGTTTTGATTTGATTGTTCTTGTATCCAATCCTGTATTCTCTTTTAGAACATTAATCATTCTTGTATTCATCAGTTCTAATTCTTTGAAGTGAGATTTAATATCGTGGTGTTTACCTTCAATACCACCAGTATATTGATGGCACATGATGCTGGTATTTTTTGCAATGTATCTCTTGCCTTTGTAACCAGAGGAGAAAATCATAAATGCAGCCGAACAAATAGAACCAATACCTCTGGTTGCAATCGGGCATTTCGATGCTTTCATTATGTCAATTAGTGCTAGTGAATCATTCAATGAACCACCTATTGAATTGATATACAAAGTCAAGGTTCTTGGATTAGGTCCACAGGTAATATTTTCGTAAATAATCCACTTGATGGCATCTTCTATGTTGTCTTCATCTATTTCACCAGTCAGAAAATGTACATGATTGTTAAGTAAACCGAGACTAATTTTTTCACTTGCACTAACGTCAAAATCTATTTCTTTTTTATTCATCATTTCTATTGTGCCAATCGTAAGCTGTTTTCAAGATGGACATTATATCGTGTTTAGGATGAAAATTCAATACCTGTTTGGCAAGAGTAACATCGGCAATTAAAGAATCGGCATCGCCTGGTCGTCTTGGGTTTACGGTGTAGTTAACTTTTTTACCTGTAACTTCTTCTAGTTTGGAAATAATCTGTAAAATGGAAAGACCTTGACCTGTACCAAGGTTCATTGTGATTGATTTGCCATCATTCAACAAATACTGTGCGGCAGCATTGTGTGCGTTTGCAATATCTGTTACATGGACATAATCTCTAACACAAGTACCATCGGGTGTTTTATAGTCTGTACCATTAATCTGAAAGTTATTTAGATTTTGGATGAGCCGAGGAATCAAGTGTGTTTCTGGTTCATGTGCTTCACCGAATTCACCTTCGGGGTCTGCACCAGTCAAATTGAAATATCTATAGATAACATAATTCAAACCTGATGCCTTAATTGCAGTCTCAGCACATAGTTTAGAATTGCCATAGGGTGAATTATCCCATTTAGCATCATCTTCTTTTAGAGGTTCATTTGATGCCTTATAAACAGCAGCAGTTGATGAAAATACAATGTTCTTTACACCATGACGAACCATTGCATTGATAACATTACAAGTACCACCTGTGTTTACAGAATAAAACTCTGTTGGTTCTTTTACTGATACGCCTGCCTCAATACGAGCTGCAAGGTGAAATACGGTGTCGATTTGTATGCGAGAAAATAAATCATCAATATCATCCATGTTACGAACATCTGCATAATGCATGATATCAATATATTCATTCATGGTGTGTCGTTTATGTCCTAGACCAACAACTCGCCAACCAGATTTTTTAAGTGCTTTAGCTAAATGCGAGCCAAGATAACCCGCAGCGCCTGTAATAAGTGCTGTTTTCATATTAAGTTAGTATTGAGATTCCAGGTCCAACTTTGACGAATTGTTGTCCTGTTTTCCAAGGAAAGACTCCTTGATATTTTTCAGTATTGTGGTTGTTACCTTCAGTAAAGAATTTCTCAGTTACCGAATTTTCATTTCCATCAAGTCTGTAATTTGTTGTGTATTGATTTGTACATTCGTATTTCGGAAAATACTTTTTCAATGCACCAAAGAATTGCCTATCGGCGCCCCATTGGCCGTACCAAGCATGACCAATGTGAACAGCAATATCACGGCGTATGGCAAAACATGAAGTATCAATGTGATGTACTTCAGGATTAAAGTATACAGGCCATTTACCCAATGATTCACAGTTGTCTTCACAGAGAAATTCTCCATCTTTATTCACTACCTTTCTAAGGGAATAAACCCAATCATAACCTTCTTCCAATTTACGAACCATCTTTTCAACATGGCATGGTTCAAAAAAATTATCTTCATCCAAATAACAGATAACATCAGCATTGACTAAGAATGAAGATGCAGCATAGACTCTATGTCCATACCAACCTTTACCAACATTCTCTTCCAATTCAATCATTCTGGTCTTAGAAGAACCGACAAGAATTTCTCTTGCCTTTGGTTCATACTGACAACCATCAATGAAAATATAATGTGTGATATCTTTGTATGTTTGTTTATCGACCGAATCAATACATTTTGCTAAATGCTCTGATGCAATCGTTGGGGTAACAACGGCAACTTTCATGGTATATTAATATCAGGATATGCTTCTTTAATAATTCTTGGTGTGAGATATTTCACATCAAGGTCTTTTTTGGTAATTGCTTTTACTAGAAGTTCAGCTTCATCTTTGTGTAAAGATTCCAATGTTGTTGTCAACAATGATTTTTTCTTTTTCTCATCAATGACTGCACCTTCAAGTTTTGGATGACCAGGTATGAAACGATACATTCGTGGCACTTCAATGTCAAGATATGTATAATTCAATCCAGCAGGTTCAATCGCAGGTCGATATTGTGGAATCTCAACCTGAAATACAAATTCAGGATTGTAGACCATTGCTAAGAATGACCTAAACCTTGGATGGTCATGTTTTCGCAAAACGGCAATTTTATCTGCACGGGTAGGTGCAGTATCAAACTCTGCCAAAATTTCGGAGTATAGTTTAGCTTCCATTAAAATTCATCAATCACTTCAAGTAGGTTTTTAAGACGGTTCGCAATCATATAATTCATAAACTCTTGCTTAGTTTTACCTTTTGCGTTCTCATAGGTATCTAGTATAGCAGTTTTGAGATTTTCTGGAATCTTGGTCAAGTCAATCAGCATTTCATTGCGTTTGAAGTTACGCAACATTTCATCATTACAGAATTCTTCTGGTGACTGATTCATCCAATTAATAATCTTTGCCTCTGTGATAGGTTTCTGTCTTGCGCCTTCAACAAAGGTATCATCTTTACTTAGAATGTTTGGAATGCCATCACTCTTATCACCACGAATAATCAACTGTTTCAATTGAGCCGCAGGCAAAGGTTCTTTGATATTCTTTTTCAGAATAGGTGAATACTGTTCAACATTAGGAAACTTTTGCAATTGTGCAAAGTCTTTATCAGAGGACAGAATCATCACCTTTTGTGTAGATGAATACTTCATTGCCAAAACAGCAATGATATCATCTGCTTCACAGGTTTCAACATCAATCACTTTATAAGGCGAACTGTCTTTCAACTCTTGTTTGATTTTACCAAGAACTTCAAAGATAGAACTCCAATCGTGACCAGAAGAATCACGAGCTTTCTTGCGTCCTGCTTTGTAATGTGGAAAAATCTCACGGCGCCAATAGTGTCGATTATCGCAAGCAATAATGACCTCAGGTCCGTGAGATTCTTTATATTTCTTCACATAGGTACGAATGGTATTCAGAATCATATGGCGAACCAATGTTTCATCAACCGATACCTTTGAAGAGCCGATTTGTTCCATCAGATTAGAGATGGCAACTTGATTGTAGTCGAAAATTATCATA